ACATCAGCAACTACGAGCCCAGATGCATCCGATGCCACCGAATCTTCGATGACGCCGGAAAGAACCGTGAGCGGAACATCAAAGGCCAGTTCGCTCCCAACGACGAACCCGAACCGTACACAATCCCGATCGACGTTGCCCTGGCAGCCGCTGCACGAGTCGCCAAACAGAACGCCGAACTACTCCGCAGATTGGAACGTCATGAGCAAACTGACGAAAGCTGAGGCGAAACTTCACACCGCAGCTCTTGCGCTGCTCGAAAAGGACTCGATGACGGATGATGACCGAATCTTCTTCATGGAGAACTGGCAAGAGTCAGCAAATCATGTCAACTCCACCGCGGGGGCTTTCTTCACCCCGCATGGTCTGGCTCGAGATGCCGCACTTGATGTGTACGACACCGGTCGGGTCATCGACTTGTGCGCTGGGATCGGCACCTTGTCGCTTGCCGTTTTCTGGCGCGGTTACTACGAGCGCGAGCAGCAGGGGACGGCTCTTGATCTGGTCTGCGTTGAGCTGAACCCGGCATATGTGGAAATCGGCCGCAAGATTCTCCCCGAGGCCACATGGATCTGCGCAAGCATCTTCGATCTGCCTGACCTCGGACACTTCGATTACGCCATCAGCAACCCGCCGTTCGGGAACATCAAGACGGGCGGTGACTGGAAGGGCAAATACTCCGGCTCTGACTTCGAGTATCGAACGATTGAGGTTGCATCGAGGATTGCCGATCGCGGAATGTTCATCATCCCGCAGATGTCAGCCGGATTCCGATACTCGGGTGCTCGTTATTACGAGCACAGCGACAACGAACGCGACACGTTCAGATCTCCCAAATATCAGAAGTTCTCCCAACAAACCGGCATTCGCCTAGACCTGGGAGTGGGGGTGGATACCACCTACTACCAGGACGAATGGCATGGGGTGTCACCGCTTGTGGAAATCGCATGCGCTGACTTCACCGAGCTTGAACGCACCATGAACGTCAGCACATACAAGGCGGCACCGAGGTTTACCCCAATGGTGCCTGCCGTCACCCCGCCATTGGACGAAATTCACCCGACCGACACTCTCGACTTTGGCGACTGGGAGGCCACAGCATGACCGATTCCCTGAGTTGGCGTGATGACGCGAATTGTCTCGGTGTTGACCCGGAACTTTTCTTCCCCATCGGTCATGCACTCGCCGGCACAAGACAGATCTGTGCCGACTGTGACGTGTTCGAACAATGCCTCAAATATGCGCTCGAACATGAGTTGCGACACGGCTGGTACGCGAACACAGCACCCAAAGACAGACAACGAATCAGAAAGGCAGGCTGATGGCAAGAGCGAAGGTGTACTCGCAAACCATGCGCCTGAAAGAGAACGGGCGTATGAAAACGTTCCGCTACTGGTGCTTCACCGTCCACGGATGGAACGGAACAGTCCTGTCTGATAACGGGTACGGGTCGCAGCAAGCGGCACTCGCAGATGCTGACAAGTTAGCTCGAGCCGTGGGAATGATCGAAAACCGCGGCCACAAGCTGCCCACATGGCGTGACGTAGTTGACGCCGCATCACGGAGAAGCTGATGCCGTGGTTCAAAGTAGACGACGGGTTTTGGTCCCACCCCAAGGTGATCGAACTTTCACCAGCCTCCGTTGCGCTCTGGGTTCGTGCTGGCAGTTACAGCGCACAGCACCTCACAGACGGCTTCGTTAGCCGTTCAGTGGTCAGGATATTGGGCCATGCATCAGGCGATGCTGACTCGCTTGTGGAGGCCGGTTTATGGGATGGCAAACCTGATGGCAAACCTGCCGGGTATCAGTTCCACGACTGGGGAAACTACCAACCTCCGTCGATCGCGTCGAAGGAGAAAAGGGACGAATTATCCCGGAAACGTGCGGAATCTGGGCGCAAAGGGGCCGAAGCAAGATGGTCGCAAGATGCATTGCAAACCGATGGCAACAGTGATGGCAAGTTGCCATCGACCTCGGATGGCAACGCGATAGCCCCGTCCCGTCCCGTCCCGTCCCGTCCCGAAGCTTCTAAAGAAGCTTCTTCTTCCGGCAAGAAACCAGAAACTCGGATGCCCGACGATTGGGCCCCGACCGTGGCGCACTTCACCAGAGCTCGAGATAACAACATCGACATTGCTAAGGAGGTCGAGTCGTTCAAGCTGTTCTCCGAAACACACGACAGGCACGCAGCCAACTGGAATGCAGCGTTCACCACATGGCTGATCAAGGCGAAACCGTCTGATCCCGTCAAACGCAATCCCGACGCGTGGATGAACCCATGACCGGCTCACCTGCGGAACGGGCCGTGCTCGGTTCGATCCTCATGGATTCGAAGGTGTACCGGTTCGCGGCTGAGGTGGTGTCCGCGGATGACTTCGAGGATCAACGGTTGGGTGCGATCTTCGCCGGCATGGGGAGGTTGCTCAGCACGGGCGCACCGGTCACAGCAGTCACGGTGGGTAACCATTTCCCGGAGTGGCAGATTCGCGGCATTGATCCGACTGAGGTGTGGACGTGGACGGATGATGTCCCGTACGCGCAGGCGGTCACCGAGTTTGGTGTAGCGGTCAGGGATGCGGCTATCCGTCGCGGGCTTCGGTCTGTTGGTCAGTCGATTATGGCGAACGCAACCAATCCGGGGTTTGCGTCCCCGGATGCTGTGTCGTCTGCGATCACCGAACTTGAGAGGTTGCGGTCGTCGGCTGCAACGTCAATGTTTGTGGCCCGGAAGTTGGCGGACATTCTTGACGGTTCTGATGAGTACGACTGGATCATTCCGGACCTGCTCGAGCGGAAAGACCGTCTGATTCTGACCGGTGGTGAGGGTGCCGGTAAGACAACGTTCGTCCGACAGTTGGCGATCCTGGCGGCTGCTGGTATTCACCCGACGACGTTTCAGAAGATCAAACCGGTTCGCGTGTTGGTGGTTGATGCCGAGAACACGGAACGGCAGTGGCGTCGTGCAGTCCGGGTGATGGTCCGTGACGCCGCACAGCAAGGATCAGTCGACCCGGCACAGACCGTGCACGTCATGGCCTCACACCGGATCGACATCACCAAAGAGCAACACCTGGGTGAGATCCACCGACTCGTGGACCTGCACAAACCGGATGTGTTGTTCATCGGGCCGCTGTACAAGCTCGTGCCGAAAGCGATCAACAACGACGACGACGCAGCCCCGCTCATTGTTGCCCTCGATTCCCTCCGTGAACGTGACATTGCCCTGGTGATGGAAGCACACGCCGGCAAGGGAACCGGTGGTGATGGTGAACGCGACCTGCGTCCTCGTGGTTCGTCAGCCCTTCTCGGATGGCCCGAGTTCGGCATGGGGTTGCGGGTGACCGACGACCCTTCAGGAAATCAGGTGCAACTGATGCGGTGGCGTGGCGACCGCGACGTGCGCGACTTCCCGAAGTTCATGAGACGCGGTCATTTGTGGCCATGGATGCCAGAAAGCGAGTACGGACAATGACACAACTTCTGCCCTACCTGCGGGTGCACGCAGACCTAGCACTACAACGCAACGACTGGCGCGAGTTCATGCGCCTTCACGAATTGGCGAAAGCCGCAACCGAACATCTAGCAACGAGAGTGAGCAACTAATGGCAAACGACAAGCCGATCAAAGACGGTGTGTACGGGTACGTGTCCGGCACGGTGGGTCGCAGTTTTCAGCACAAGAACGGGCGTGCGTTCGAGCTCGAGGTGAAAGACCCGAAGCAGCAGTACGGCGACAAATGGACGATCTGGGCTGACCTGCCTGTGGCTGAAGGCGACCGCGCGTCAGTGAAGGGTTGGCTGGGGATCTCGAAGGAGAACTACACCAAGGACGGTGAGCAGAAGACCGCTATCCGCCGCAGTGTGAACTCAGCCGAACTTGCAGCACACGAAGCCAACGCGACTCCCGCTGCACCCCCCGCCGCCGACGCATGGAGCACTCCGGGGACCTACTCAGACGAAAGTCCTTTCTAGGCCATGGACGCCACCACAATGCACGCCCACCTTGCCGACCAGAACACCCACTACACGAACAACCCCCGCCATGACGATGCAACCCCGGACTGGGATGACCTGAACCCGGAAGAACAACTCACCCTGGACGAAAACCGGTACCTACTCGAAAACGGTGGGATCGCATTCGGGCATGAAGACGAAGAATCGAAGGAGTCCTGATGTCTACCCCTGACCCCGAAGCAACCGAACGGGAAGCACTTGCGCGAGAAATAGCCCGTTTTCACCAGCCCGTGTGGGATTGGCAGGCGTTCAATATCGCGTGTCAGTGCGGGCATCGCGGAACGTCGGTCAGCCAGCCCGGGGACTTTGAGGCGCATGTGGCTAACGAGGCGCTCATCGCTGCCCGTCGCCTGTCCGAGTCCGAGATGCGCCGCGACCAAGCCGAGGCAGTCAGGGCCGCGAAAGAGGAGGGCTGGGAGCGTGGCCGGTCAGACACCATCGCCGATCACCGACCCCCACTCAGCGGGTTCGACAAGCGCGACAACCCGTACTTCGCCACCCCTTCACCCGAGATGGAACAGGAGAACACGCGATGAGCCGAGAACAGCTGGTGCGCTTCATCTATGCAGTCCTCGATCGCACCGAAATGTATGACGACGAAGGCTTACTCCGGACGGTCGAAAGCATCGACAAAGACCCATGGAACATCCCCGACCTCACCGACACAGGAGCCGCCGCGATACTCGCAGACGCGCTCCTAGCCGCCAACCTTGTGACCCTTGCGAACGGAGAACCAGATGAGCGATGACAGACATGACCTGTTGCTCGAAGCCGTCGAAGCACTCACCAAACCAAGGCGAGTAACCACATGGCAACCCAGCCACGAACACGCCTGGGGACCATGCGCTGGGTATCACGACGAACGCAAACAGGTCCGATGCACATTGCTCGACTGTGACCTCGAAATATGCGGAGACTGTGGGGCAATGCGAGTCGCCGGGACTGAGGATGTTCCGGCCAGCACCTACGACAACATGGTCACCGAACTCCACCCGCCACTGCTAACCATGCTCATCGAAGGCAACGGGTCCAGCTCAGGCGGCAAATCATCCGACCCCGGCATCCCAATCGACGCCGACGCGCTCGAACTATGGGGACAAGTCCGCGACCTCATCCGTCTGTGGTGCAAGAAACTCCATGTCCCATTTGATGACGAACTACTCGGGTCCACGGTGCGTTGGTATAAGGCACACGTCAACGCTGTCAGGTCCGGTCGCGTATCCGAAGTCATCGACCATGACGTCACCCGGATGGTCCAAGGATGGGTGCGGATGATCGAAACCAAATTCGACCCACCCGACATTCGCGAATGGACCGGACCATGCCCCGCATATGTGCCGATCCGTGACGAACTCGACAACATCACCGGATACAGGCGTTGCGGGGCAAGGCGGGTTGTCGTCGGCGGAACTGAACGATTCGCAATCAGCATGAACTTCACCCAAGAGTCGGCAACATGTTGCGTGTGCGGGATGGCATGGATCAGTGCCACGTGGAGGAAAGACCTGCTCTACGAATCCGAGGAATACGAGCTCGAACTTGCCGACCGTGAAGCCGGAAGACAGGCCGAAATGGCACGACTTGCCAACCCAGAAAAAAGTTCCGAAATCGCGGTGTAAAACCGCAACAGATGTGCAATAATCAAAACCACTACGGCTGTGCCATCAAAACGCCCAGTCAGACGAACGCCCCGTGACCGAAGTCCGGGGCGTTCGTCATTTAAAAGACTTCCGATCACCTGGGACACATCAGACAGCCTCGAGCGTCAACGCCAGCCGATGAATCGGAACACCCCTCCTGCACGTATCGATCCCCGTTGCGTGCATGGGATACAAACACGGCACAGATGCCGTTATAACCGCTGACTGACCACAAGTTGGGCAGCGGCCCCCTCAGACGCGACACCGATGCACATAGCGGCACCGGTCCTCGCAACCCGCCTGAGTGGGCATCCGAGGTGAGCCTGACGTGTTTCGTCTAGCCCTAGGCCCTGCCCACTCAGTTGCGCTAACCCGAGTGGAGCCGCAATGTCCTGCACCGTCTGCGCGTCAGGAGTTGTCATTGATGACAGCCTCAGCAACGTGGCATGGGGGCGGGAAATTGGCGTATCCGAGCACGCTGTACGCCGACACCTCAAGCACGCACCTCGGGTCATTGGCAACGCACCCCCCAAACCCGCCAAGGACGAATGGCAAGCGGGAATCCTGTTCGACCCCATCACGGGCGCACCAACAGAGATCCGCACACCCCCAATGTCCGAGATCATCGGTGACGACTACACGGCCATCATCGAAGCAATGAACATCGCCCTCCCGCAAGGCCACGAGCTGCGCCTAGTTGAGGTCAACTACAACCAAAACGCATGGACTCGCGAAAACGCGGGCCAAGAAAAAGCGGTCACCAAACCGAACGTGCGGTACCGATTCAAAGTCGTTGTCGTTGGCGGGCCGCTGATCACTGATGAAGAGATCGCAGCAGCGCGCAAGCGCACCCAGACATGGAAGCTGCCTAAGCGCATCCCCGGCTCAGGCCTTGGTGCGCCCGTAGCAGTCGTTGTGAACCTTGCTGACATGCAGGCCATGAAGAACGAAGGCGGCGGCATAGACGCGCTCCTGCAGCGCATGTACGACGGTCTAGAGAACACACAGAAGTACATTGACCGCCAACGCAGATCCGGTCACAACATCAGCGAACTTGTACTCGCCAACAATGGTGACCCGTTCGAAGGCATCGCCGGCAACTACTCCAACCAGACGCACACCGTCCAAGGCGGATTGCGCCGGCAGATGAACCACGTCCTCGATATCTGGGAAGCGTACTCACGCGAACTATTCCCCCAATTCGACAAAGGCCAATTCGTCACCGTCCACTGCAACCACACCCAATTCGGACGTCAAGGCGGTGCGGCGAAGTCGATCACGGGTGACGAAGACACCGGCTCAGCATTCCTCGCAGAATCGCTACAACGCATCCTCAAAGGACGCCCCGAGTTCGACCACGTTTCGTTCGTCATCCCCGACAACGAAATGAACGTCTACACAACCATCGCGGGCGTCCCCACCGCGTTCAACCACGGGCACAAAATCCCAGGCAACGACGCATCCGGCTTCGAAAAATGGCTCAACGGCCAAGTCCGCGGAGACAAACAAGCCTACGAAGCGCGCATCTGGATCACCGCCCACCGCCACCACTTCGCATCCTGGGACATGGGCAGCACATTCGTGTTCCAATGCCCATCCTGCGAAGGCGAGGGCGCATCCAAGTGGCTGCGTGACGGCACCGGACGCTACTCACGCTCGGGCATCCTGACCATGCTGGTTGGCGAACATGACCAGCTCGGATGGTCAGACGTCGCATTCATCTAACCCGCGCCGATGGAGACGCGACCAAGGACCAAACATCATGGACCATGCCGCACACGCTGCCGTGAAATATCTAGTCAAGGGCTACAGCGACTGGAAAACCCAACCGCACCCACTCGACCCGGTGATCGCTGAAGCCGTCGACCACATCAACGAGTTACTGCCAACGCGGTACCGCGAACCGTTGATCACCGCACGTGACTGTGAACTCGCAGGATTCGACCTAGCCCTGGTTCTCGAAGCCGCGAAAGGGAACGCACCATGATCTACCCATACCCAGTCGCATGCCCCGACTGCAAGCACCTCTGGTTCAGCGAAGACAGCAAATACCGCGGTGCAACAGAACGATGCGGCAAATGCCTGAGCGCATGACCGACCTAACCCCGGCCGAAGCAGCAGGCGTCAACATCGCAGCACGACTCGAACCCAGTGTGCTCGCGGAGTTGCGGGACTGGATTGATACGCATGACGTGTGAACCGATCGGTTTCGATGGGCATGGCGCACCACTGTACGAATGGCAGGTAGACGATGCCAGCAAGAGGCAGACCCTGGGACAGGGAAAGAGCAGCATTCAAAGCTGAATGCCGGGCGGCCAACTCACCATGCTGGCTCTGCAACGGGCGGCTCGGACCAATCGACTATGACTCGCCATACGACTCGACGAAGCGCAACAACTTAGCGTTCACCGTTGATCACGTTGAACCGACATCGCTCGGCTCTGACCCCATGCGAAAAGCACTATGGCGACCGGCCCACTCTTTTGCAATACAAGTCGCGGCAACACCACACGCGGCTTGTTCCCTACAAGCAGGCAGTGGTAGCCGACCAACAAACAACACAACAGAGAAACCCCCGCGCTGCTCTAACAGCCGGGGGCATGACCGACTTATGAGGAGTCGATATGAGCAACCGTACCTGCAACGTAGACAAGTGCAACAAGCCCGGCACGGCGCTCGGCATGTGCAACCTGCACTACCAGCGCTACATCAACGGACGCCCCCTTGTTCAGGAGGCCAAGCCCGTATACGCCTACTGCACCGTAGACGGATGCACCCTGCCAACAAGATCGAAGCACGCCTCGATGTGCATGAAGCACTATCACCGCCAGTACCGCCACGGCAATGCTGACGCGGTAGCTACTCGCTCGAACATCAGCGTTAGCCACGGTCGGAGATACAAGACCAAGTACAACCCGAGACACCCACTCGCATCCAAACATGGCATCGTCTACGTACATCGCATGGTGCTGTTCGACGCCATCGGCTACGGTCCACACCCATGCCATTGGTGCAAGACGCCAGTCAACTGGGGCCCCAAGGGTTCGCCCGATGAACTGCAACCCGATCACCTCAACGGATACGGCGACGACAACGAGATAGACAACCTGGTTCCCTCGTGTCGTTCATGCAACATCGCACGCGCAGGACAGGCGCGCTCCGCCGCTCTGCGCCAGGCCGGCTGGTGGTCTGAGCACGACACCATCGCCGCACTTCGAACCCAGTCGCGAAAGAGCAAAGTTGAAGACAACTGAAGCCTCATTGCCCAACCTCAAAGGGTAGGGGGCAGGGCTTAGATCCGCACAGGGCGGTGGCCCTCCGGGGCGGCAACCTTTTTATTCGCGACAGAATTTTGACCCCGAGGCGGTGCGCGGTGCCGGTTTTCGATGATGTGACGGCCGAGTTGGATCGCCTCGAGGTTCAGGGTTGGCAGCGTTCGGTGGCTCTTGCTCTGGCGGAGGCGATTGATGAGAAGGCGAATGCGTCGATGGCTTCGGAGTTGCGTGCGCTGATGGCTTCGGTTGGTTCTAAGGCTGTTGTGAAGCCTGCTGCTGTCGTTAGTGATGATTTGAAGAGTCAGCGGGAGAAGCGTCGTGCCGAGTCTCGTTCTTCCAAGAGTTCGTAGTGTTCCGAAGTATGGCTTTTCGTCTGGTGTTGAGGCGATTGAGTTGGCGGCGTCTGCTGGTCTGATTTTGGATCGTTGGCAGCGTGAGGCTGTGATGGACATTTTGGCTGAGAAGCCGAGTGGTCAGTGGTCGTCGTTTGAGGCGGCTCTCATCCTTCCCCGCCAGAACGGGAAGAACAGTGTTCTCGAGTGCATCGAGCTGGCTGGTTTGTTCCTGTTTGGCGAGCAGCTCATTATTCATACGGCGCATGAGTTCAAAACTGCGCAGGAAGCGTTTCGCCGCATTCGTAGTCTGATTGAGAACACTCCCGAGCTGTTCGATCAGTTGAAGAACGATGGTCGTTCTAACGGGATCTTGACTGGTGCCGGCAATGAGGGCATCGAGTTGAAGACGGGTCAGCGTCTCCGGTTTCTGGCACGGTCGGGTAACTCTGGTCGTGGTTTTTCGTGTGATCGTCTGATTTACGACGAAGCGTATGACTTGCCGGAGGAAACCATCGCGGCGTCATTGCCCACGATGTCTGCTCGCCCGAATCCGCAGCTTCTGTACACGTCGTCGGCGGCGCTTGACAAGTCGATCGTGTTGAAGTCGGTGATGAAGCGCGGTCGTGAGGGTGGCGACAAGAACCTTTGCTATATCGAGTACAGCGCCGATCCGAAGGCTGATCTCGATGACCACAAGGCGTGGCGTGATGCGAATCCTGGCACTGAGGCTGGGCGTATCCGCATTGACTTCATTGAGAAGGAACGTTCGGCTCTGTCGGAGGTTGCGTTCGCTCGTGAACGCCTCGGGATTGTTGACGAGTCGCAGGGTGCGACCGTCATTGATATGGATGTGTGGGAGCAGCGCGCTGATGCGTTGTCGTCTCCGCTTGATCCGGTTGCTTTCGCTATTGATGTGAACCCGGATTCGTCGTTTACGTCGATTGCGGTTGCTGGTCGTCGTGCTGATGGGCTTGTTCACACTGAGGTGGTTGAGCGTAAGCGCGGCACCGGTTGGGTTGTTGACCGTGTTGAAGAGTTGGTTGCTAAGTGGTCGCCGTTGTCGGTGACGTTGGATGCGATCGGTCCGGCCGGTTCGCTGTTGCCGGCTTTCTCGGAACGTGGTCTTGAGATCGATGTTGTGTCGATGACTCAGTACGGGCAGGCGTGTGGGCAGTTCAAGACGTTGGTTGACGATGACCGGCTCCGGTTCAAGGAGCAGTCGGGTTTGACGGCGGCGCTTGAGTCGGCTCGTAAGCGTCCCCTTGGTGATTCTGGCCTGTGGGGTTGGCATCGCCGCGACACGACGGACATCACGCCTCTGGTCGCGGTCACCCTGGCTACGTATGCGTTTTCCCGGAATTTGGCTCCTGTTGAGCCTGAAGACAATACCGTTCTCGTTTTTCGTTGATCTTGATTGGAGATCCGTTGGACATCTCCATGAGTATCAATCTCACTGTGACCGAGCGGTCGCTGCTGACTAATTTGAAGGCGACCCTGGATCGTTCGCGGGCTCGCACGTCGACCTTGAATGACTATTACGAGGGTGAGCAGAAGCTTGAGCAGTTGGGGCTTTCGATCCCTGACGAACTCAAGGATTTTGCTGTCATTCTCGGGTGGCCGCGGACGACGGTCGATTCTGTTGAGCGACGGTTGGATGTGCAGGGGTTCCGGCTTCCGGGGAAGTCTGCTGATGCTTCCTTGTGGGAGGTTTGGCAGTACAACAACATGGATGAGCGGCAGACGTTTGCTCACACGGATGCGTTGGCTCTCGAGCGGTCGTACATCTGTGTTGGGACGAACGAGCAGGACCGTCGCTACCCGCTGATCACGGTTGAGTCTCCTATGGAGATGGTTGCGATTCGTGACCCTCGCACTCACCGAGTCATTGCCGCGTTGCGATCGTACGATCCGGGCGGCGTGGATGGACTTTCCCCAGATCAGCGCATCACACTGTATTTCCCGAACCGTACCCTCTGGCTCCGCCTGAATAACGGCAAGTGGGAGAACGAGTTCGAGCCGGACGTGCACAACCTGGGTACTGCTCCGGTTGTGGTGATGGTGAATCGCAACCGTGCCACTCGCCGCAAGGGGTCGATCCTGGAGGGCGTTTCGGAGATGTCGGACATTATCCCGATCGCCAATTCAGCGTCTCGGGCGGTCACGAATGCGCAGTTGGCGCAGGAGACGATGGCAGCCCCGCAGAGGGGCGTCCTTGGCGCTACCAAGGGTGATTTCATCGGTGCGGACGGGCAGCCGTTGTCGGCTTGGCAGGCGTATTTCGGTTCTGTTTGGGCGATGGCGAACAAGGACGCGAAAACGTTCCAGTTCGACGCTGCAGATCTGTCCAACTTCGAGAACATCGTGAACATGTACGCCCGCCTCGCTTCCGGCGTTACCGCTCTCCCGGTGGAGTACTTCGGGTTGAACACGCAGAACCCGCCTTCTGCTGATGGACAGCGAGCTGGTGAGACACGGTTGATCAAGAACGCCGAGCGCAAGCAGGTCGGTTTCGGTCATTCGTGGGAGTCGGTTCAGCGTCTGGTGATGCGGTTCCGTGACGGCGTTTGGGATACCGATGCTCGCCAGCTTGAAGCGATTTGGCGAGATGCGGGGACTCCCACTGTGGCTCAGATGACAGATGCGGTCGTGAAGCGTTTCCAGGTCGGTTTGATCGATTGGGAGACGGCGCAGGAGCGGTTGGGTGAGACTCCGGCCGCTATTGAGCAGATGAAGGATCGGCGTGCTGCTGATTCTGATGCTGCTGTTGGTTTTGGAGTGCAGGCGGCAACTGAGGCGGTCTAATGGTTTCCCCAGCGGATCTCGCAGATGCACGCCAACGACGACTCATTGAAATCAACGCGCTTGCCACTACGAGGGCCCTCAGGGCATGGTCGCAGGTCGACTATGACGACCTGGACGGTTCATGGGCTGCTCTGGCACCTCAGATTGTCGGGCAGGCGACTGGTGCGCAGCTTGCTTCGGCTCGAGGTGCGGATTCATACACATCGCAGTTTGCGAAGTCGTACGACTTCGATGCCTCGAGCTCGCAAATAATCCCGGAAGCGTTCGCTGGTGTTGATGGTGCTGGTCGTGATGTCGAGGGTGTCCTTTTCGGTGCTGTGACGACCACGAAGGAAGCTGTTGGTGCGGGGTTGGGCCGCGTTCGGTCCCTTGAGGCAGGCGCTACCTACCTTGCGGCGATTATGAAGACGGTCATTTCGGATCTCGGTCGCACATCGGACATCACCGCCGCGACGGGGCGTTCGTACACGCATTATGTGCGTGTTGTTTCGCCTGGCGCTTGCTCGAGGTGCGCGATCCTTGCGGGGATTTCCAGCTATGAGGTTGCCTTCAAACGCCACCCCGCCTGTAAGTGCACGACGGCACCGGTGATGGATGGTGAGTCTGGTGCGCCGAAGGGATTCCATGCTTCCCCGGAGGAATACTTCGACTCGTTGAGTGATGCTGAACAGGATCGGGTGTTCACGAAGGCGGGCGCGCAGTCGATTCGTGACGGCGCTGAGCTGCAGAAGGTTGTTTCCGCTCGCCGCGGTGCGAAGGGCGTTGGCTATTCTTCCGCGATCGGTGGCAAGAGCCGTCCCGGTGATCCGCGTGGCCATTTTGTGAAGACCACGATTGGTCGCCGCCCCGATGGAAGCCCTGTGCAGGTCTATACGACCACTGAGGGCACCACCGTTCGCGGTACTTTCGGCCGCAACCAGCGCCAATCGTCAGTCACCAGGCTTTCCGGCTCCCGCTACACGTCAACCACCCGCGTTCGCCTGATGCCCGAGAGCATCAACGAAATAGCGGGCAACGACCTGGCGCTACGTCAAGCGTTCCTCCGAGACGCCGGCTATATGACCACCCCGCGGCTGTCCGCTGCAGAGCGAATCGCGCAGGAACGCGCCGATCGCATCTTGGTCGACCGCGCAACCCGGAAGTTCAGCAACTTCTACCTCGGCTAGATAGCAAATCCGATAGAATTTCGCCATGGCACTCGCCTGACCTGCAGGAAAGTCTGCCCCGACCGGAGCTATGGGCCATCTCCGGATTTGGTTGTCCTCACCGGGGCATCCCACGAACCTCCACCTAAGACGTGGAGGTTTCGTCGTTTACCGATAACCTAAGAAAAAGCCCCCGCACCTGCTACTAACAGGCCGGGGATTGACCAACCTGACTAGAGGCTGATGTGTCATATCTTACGAAATTTTGTCCTGCCTGTTCTACGGAACTATCGCTTGAGCTATTCGACAACTACCGCGCCGGCAAAGATGGCAAGCAGCCTTGGTGCCGTGGCTGTCAAGCCACCTATCGCAAACAGCGAATAGCCAAGACAGAGTCCTACTACTCAAGCGATGAGCGAGCCAACCGCGCTGCGCGCCCTAGGGGTCCGCAGCGCCGGAACATTCGCTACAAGTACGGACTAAGCGCCGAACAATTCGACCTGCTGGTTCTCGAACATGGTGGACGATGCGGTATTTGCGCGGCCCAGCTTGTCAAGCTGAATGTGGACCATGACCATGTGACTGGCCAAATTCGCGGGCTGCTTTGCTCGCTGTGCAATCGAGCCCTTGGATTCTTCCGGGACGACCCCAGCCGTCTGCGTTCTGCAGCCCACTACTTGGAGAGCAGCCCAGAGCGGGCGGCTTTCTTTGTGCCCGCGAAAACACGGGCATAACACCCCGCCGATACGCGATGTTTGGCGGTTTCATCCAGAGCGATTTTGGAGACAAACCCAATGCCCGAAAACGACAACCCCACCCCCGGCAACCCGAGCGATTCGGACGCACTGGGAGATGCAGGCAAAGCGGCACTTGCTGCCGAGCGGAAGCGCGCTAACGAAGCGGAAAAGGCCAACAAAGACCTCGCCGCGCAGTTGAAAGCGATCGAAGACGCAGACAAGTCGGATCTCGACAAAGCCAACGAGCGCATCAAAACGCTCGAGGGCGAGAACGCCACCCTCACTACTGACCTCGGCAAAGCGGATCTAACGATCACGAAACTGAACGTCGGCATTGCGGAAGGCCTTCCCGCGAATCTGATCGCCCGCCTGCAGGGAACAGACGAGGACACGTTCAAGACGGACGCTGCCTCGCTGAAGGAACTCATTCCGGGCGACACACCGCAGTCCCCGTTCCCCAAGGCTGACCCGTCACAGGGGCCGAAGGACAAGACGGGCATCACCTCTAACGCCGCAGCGTTCGCTGAACAGCTCGGTGACTTTTAGCCCTTGAAAGGGGAACAATCATGGTCGACGTAAGTCGCTCTACCACCGGGATCACACTGACCCCGGAACAGTCTCAGGAGATTTGGTCGAAGGCTGACTACGCCTCCGCAGTTCTTCAGCTCGCGAACCGTGTCAACCTTCCGGGCTCCGGCCTGTCGGTCGACATCATCACCGGTGAGCCGACCGCGAACTGGGTTGGAGAGACGGCCATCAAGCCGCTCTCGCGCCCCACGTTCAGCTCGAAGCTGATGACCCCGTACACCGCGGCGGTTATCGTGCCGTTCTCGAACCAGTTCAAGCGGGACAAGGCGGCCCTCTACAACGAGATCGTTCGCAAGCTTCCGCAGGCGCTGGCGAAGAAGCTCGACGCGACCGTGTTCGGCAGTGATACTGTCCCCGGTAGCAACTTCGACACTCTCGCGGGTGCGGCAACGGTTGGCATCGCGGGCAAGACCTACAACGGTCTTGTTGCTGCTGACCAGGCCATCGCGGTCGGTGGCGGGAACCTGAACGGTTGGGCTCTGTCTCCGCAGGGGCGCGGCATCCTTCTGGGTTCCGCAGACACCACCGGTCGTCCGCTGTTCATCAACAACGTGCAGACCGATGGTGCGGTTCCCGCACTGCTCGGCTCGCCGGTGTTCGCAACTCAGGGCGTTTACCTGGCCGACTACAACGGCGCGACCGCAGGCACCGACAACCAGCTCGGTTTCGCCGGCGACTGGACGTCAGCGCACGTTGGTGTCGTCGAGAACATCAGCCTCTCCATCAGCGAGCAGGCATCGGTCACAGACGGTGGCACGGTCCTGAACCTCTGGGAGCGGAACATGTTCGCCGTTCGCGCCGAGTTCGAAGTTGGGTTCCGCATCCGCGACATCGCCCACTTCGTGCGCCTCTCCAACGCGGTCCAGGCGTAACCGTCATGGGCGTCCTGATGAGCGCTCAGGGCACGCCGGGAGTTGTCGAGATTCCTGACGCGCTCGTTGAGCAGTACAAGTCCGCAGGTTGGACGGAAACCGAGAAGCCCGCTGAAGAGAAGCGCGGCCCGGGCCGTCCGGCGAAAACCAAAGAGTAGAACGGAGGGTGCGCAATGGCTACCAACCCAGCAACCGAAAACGACCTGGCTAACCGGTCATTGCGCACCCTCACCCCTCAGGAACTGCAGGTGGGTGGTGTCCTTCTTGATGATGCCTGGAACATCATCAACTCGCGTAACGCCACCGTTGGAACGCGGCTGGATGCGTTGCCCGCAAACCTGGTGTTCTCTGCACTGATTGTGCAGATCGAATGCGCAATGGTGTTGCGTGTTCTGAACAACCCCGATGGGGTGCTCGAGGAAGCCGGCGATGACTATCGGTTCCGACGTGACGCGGCACTGTCCACCGGTTCGTTGTATTTGTCGGACGCTGAACTGGCGCTGATCGGTGCCGGCGACAGCACCTCGGATGGTGCGTTCACCATCAAGACGACTGCAGCCGGTCGTGGCCGCGGTTATTGGTCGGACACCACTACATGGGTGCCGCTGCCGTGAGCCGCGCATCGGTACTCGCAAAAGGTCGCGCTTTCACGGAAGCGTCGATGACTGACACTTGCGTGATCCGTCGCGCCGGGGGTTCCCCGGTGTTGAACGAAGAAACTGGTCAGTATGAGCCGTCCTTTGTGGACGTGTATTCGGGCCCATGCAAGGTGAGGTTCATTACCAGCACTGTTTCGGAGCAGGACTACCAGTCGCAGACGGTGGTTGAGCAGCAGGTTGTGTTGTCGCTCCCGGTTGAAGAGTCCACCCCCGTGGTCGTGAACGACATTGCCGAGATCACGACATCACAGACGAACGTGAGCGCGATCGGTAAGACGTTCCGAATTGCAGGACTGTTCGATCAGACATATGCGACCGCCCGTCGCTTCCCCGTTGAGGTGGTGTCCTGATGGCTGACAGCAGTTTTGACTATTCCGACATTTCGAAGCTGGCAGTCGACATCGATGTGGCGACTGCGGATGCTTCCAAGAATGTGGCTAAGGCTGTGGGAGTGAACGCCCGAAATGTGAACGACACCTGGCGCGACAAATTGAAGGGCTCGGCAACACTGCCCGGCCTTCCTTATGCACTCTCATATGAACTTTCAGAGTCATCCTCTGGTGTTGACGCTGAGATCGGTTTCGACAAGGGCCGTCGTCAGGGGGCACTTGGCAATATCTCAGAGTACGGAACCCCGAAGACTGCCCCGCGTGGTTTCGGTCTGGCGTCTCTGAATGAGAACCAGGAAGATTTCGAGCGCGGGATTGAGATTGCGATCGATCAGGCGTTGAGGGCGGCGGGGTTGTGAGTCGTAAACATACTGCCGCGCTGGTTGCCCTTGTATCGGCGTCTGCGTTGGGTGCGAAGTTCTATCCGGGCAAGGTCCCGCTGGTAGACGGCAAGCCCCAGACGGGGCCGTACGCGGTCTTCTATTCGCAGCCTGGTACTGATCGCCAGACCCGTTTGACTGGTCCCGCTCATGAGCAGAATCCGCGTTGGACGATTCATTGTGTTGGGTCGACTGCGGATCAGGCCGAATGGGTCAATGAGCAGATCAAGGGCGCTTTGATCGTCAATGGTTTTGGCGTAGTTCCGGTAATCGCGGGCGAGAACCCCGGCCGATTCTGGTATTCCAACCCGCAGCCTGGTGACCGTGATGATGACGCCACACCATCACTCTTCGATGTGGTTGCGGAGACAGGGTTCACCAGTGATCTGCTGTAACGGCGTCTAACCCGCGCCTCTATTTCTTCACCGGTCGTCTGATCGGTGATTCCGGCATGCCCGGAAACAAAACGGTGGAACCACCCTCAATCCCTCGGCTTCGGGGGTCTCGAAAGGAAATTCTCATGGCCGATGTCGTTGACGTTGTACCTCCCGCAGTTGATCAGACCGGCAACCTGACCGTTTGGTTCGTCCCCACGATCACTGATGTGACCGCGCCGAAGGCTGCTACCGAGCTCGGTGCTGCTGGCGCGTACCGCATTACCTACTCGTTCACTTCGGACGGGTACGCGCCCACTGGTGATCAGGGCATCCTCACTGATGACCGCCTGACGCTTCCGCAGGGCCTGCAGTCGCTGGACAAGGTGACGGTTGGTCTGACGCTGAAGTATGTCGATTCGACCGCGGCGACGTCTGCTGCGGTGGTTCTGAAGCCTGTTGCGCCGGCCACTTCGCTGAGTGGCTATCTGGTGGAGCGCCCGAACGTGCCGAATGCGACGCTCGCTGCGGCGTCGCAGAAGGTGATTGTCCGTCCGGTGACTCTCGGTGTGCAGATTCCTGGCCCGCGTGATGGGCAGGGCAAGTTCACCATCACTCAGGTTGCTGCGATCACCGGTCCGGTGACGAACGGCATTCTCGCCGCGTAACACAAGCCCCTGTGCGGTCGGTTTCCACCGGCCGGCCGCACAGGTTCTCTCCTTTTCGGTGGATGTTTTCGGTGGAGGCGTTATGAGTTTCAGTGCGAAGTTGGCGGCGGCTAAGGCTGCCCCTCGTAAGTTCAAAGATGTTGAGGTTCTTCTTGATGCGGAGCTCTCGGAGCTGCGTGATGAACTGCAGTCGGCGTTGGATGACGTGAAGCGGCGCAACGCTGCAGACCAGCGTCTGACGTCGGTGAACAACGATGGCGAGTCTGAGCTTCAGGAGAAGCTGGATGCTGTCATTGCGGAGTCGCAGGATTCGGTTGTGACGATCCGGTTTTTCCGTCTGCCGGGTGATGCGTGGGCGGACATTATGTCTCGTTGCCCTGCCCGTCCCGGTGCGGTGATGGATGAGTATTACGGCTACAACATGCAGACGGCGACGAAGCTTGCTGCACCGTATGTCGATTCGCAGGGCCTCATTTACGGGGGTCGGGTTGAGGGTGACGCGGTTGTGCCGCTCGAGTATGCGCCGGCTACGGATGCTGCCCCTGCAGTAAATGAGTGGGCGGATCTGTTCCGTGTTGCTTCTGGGGCCGAGCAGGCTCGAATGGAGTCGGCGGTGTGGGAGCTGAACATCAGCGACCCGGATACCAGCTTGGTTGATCTCAAAAAAAAATTGCAGAATCTCCCCGCCTAAGGGATGAGCTGTCCCTTGCTCTGCAGTTGGGTGTTGCCCCTCGTGTTCTTTCCGGGTGGGCACCATCCGAGCTGACGGAGTATGAGTACGACGAGGGTGGGCGTTTACTTCGGTCGTTGTCGATCACGGAGAGCCCGTTCGATGTTGAGCAGGTCGACCTGTTGTTGGCGATTCGCGAGTACCAGCGGGGGCTTGACCAGAACGGAATCCCGTTCGAACGGGCCACATCGGACCAGGCGAACCCCAACCCCACTCCCGGCTCAGAGCAGTCACACCCTGTTCGGTTCTTGGCACATGGGCCGTTCACGAACTGGGCGGAGAAGTCGCGCCTTGACGCCGAGGACGCCTACAAGAAGCAGTCGGGTGACGACGTGAATCTCAACGGCATGTTTTGGACGGTCGAAGAGAAAACGTACGCGCCTAACCCCGACGCAGATGCGACATAACCCACCCGGTTACGCCGATCACGACACCGAGCCCAATCAGGATCACGCCGAACCAACTGTTTTCGGACGCGAATCCTACGAGCACCCAGATCAGTCCGACGACGACGAGTAGTGCTGCTGTGCCTACGAGCACGGTCGATGTCTGCTGAGTTTTCCCCATGCGCTGAGCGTACCTAACTTCATACGACGAAACGAGGCCCACCGTGACCGATCGCGTCGTAAAAGTCACCCTTCAGGCCCAGGTTGCTAACTACATCGCTGGGATGAAGCAGGCCCAGCAGGAGACGAACAAGACCACCAAAACGTCTGCTGATGCGAAGGCGTCGTTTGAGGCGCAGAACCAGGCGATGACGCAGCTTGGTGTCGGGCTGTTGGCGATGGGTGCGCTGGCTGCGGCTGGTGTCGGTTTGGCGATCAAGAAGTACGCGGAGTTCGACTCTGCGATGTCTGAGGTTCAGGCATCGACGCATGAGTCCGAAGCGAACATGAACAAGCTGCGTGACGCGGCTATCGATGCGGGTGCACGCACCGTGTTCTCCGCGACGGAAGCTGCGAACGCGATTGACGAGCTGGCAAAGGCTGGCCTGTCAACTGCCGACATTCTTGGTGGTGCGCTTGACGGGGCACTCTCGCTGGCCTCTGCCGGTGGTCTAAAGGTCGCTGACGCAGCACAAATCGCCGCTACGGCCCTCACTCAGTTCAAGCTCGAGGGCAAGGATGTCCCGCACGTTGCTGACCTTCTGGCGGCTGGTGCTGGTAAGGCGCAGGGTTCCGTTGAGGATCTGTCTCAGGCCCTGAACCAGGGCGGTCTTGTCGCGTCGCAGGCGGGTTTCTCGATTGAGGAGACGACTGGTGTTTTGGCGGCGTTCGCGTCTGCGGGGCTGAAGGGCTCTGACGCTGGAACGTCCCTCAAGACCGCGATCATCGCACTGCAGGCTCCGTCGCAAAAGGCGCAGGCCACGATGGATCAGTACGGCATTTCTGTCTATGACTCCAACGGGCAGATGAAGTCGTTCTCTCAGATCGCTGAGGTTCTGAAGACGAAGCTTGGTGGCCTGACTGATGAGCAGCGCAACTCTGCTCTGGCAACGATCTTCGGCACCGATGCTGTTCGTTCTGCTTCTGTTCTGTACTCCAACGGCGGCAAGGGCATTGACTCGTGGAACAAGAAGGTCAACGACTCTGGCTACGCGGCTGAGACTGCGCGTCTGAAGCTGAACAACCTGAACGGTGACCTTGAGCAGTTGGGTGGTTCGTTCGATACCGCTCTGATCAAGTCGGGGTCTGCCGCCAACGAGGTTCTTCGCGGCATTGTGCAGACCGCCACGAACGCGGTCAACGCTTTCGGCTCGGCACCGCCCGTCATCCAGGGCACAGCTCTGGCACTTGGTGCACTTGCCGCTGCGACACTGCTCGCGGGTGGTGCGTTCCTGGTTGGTGTTCCGAAGTTGGCGCAGTTCCAGGCGGGCCTCGAGGTGCTCAAGGATTCGAGCATGCCGGGGGTCGCTTCGGCGGCCGGGCGCATTGAAGGTGCAGTTGGCAAGGCTGGGTCGGCGCTGAGCAAAACTGCGTCGTTCCTTGCCGGCCCGTGGGGGCTCGCTCTCGCTGCTGCTGCTCTCGGTGTGAAGGCGCTTGAGAACTACATCGATTCGCTGCAGGCCACGAGCGAAGAGATGTCCAACAGTCTGAAGACTGCATCGACCGCACTCGACGTGTTCAAGATCGCTTCGCAGGGCAAGGACTTCAAGTACGTGCTCCACCAGGACACGTTGAAGAATCTCAAGGATCTGAACGCGGTCCTCGAGGCCGGCGCGCAGGACAGCGAGAACTTCGGCGCACGGTTCGACAACAACGTGCGCAAGTACTACGGCGCTCTCGATGCACTCAAGGGTGTTGGTACCGAGCTTGGCAAGGTCGCATCGTCTGACCTCCCGGCAGCACAGAAGTCGTTCCGTCTGCTGGCCGATGAGACTGACGGCAGCCGTAAGCGGCTGTGGGAACTCTTGTCGGACATGCCCGACTACAAGGACGCTCTCATTGAGCAGGCCACAGCGCAGGGGCTCAACGTCACCTCTGCTGATGAAGCAGCCAACAAGGTCAACCTTCTTGCGTTGGCGATGGGCAATGCGAAGCCGTCTGCAGTTGAAGCGGCCGACGCATATCTGAAGACCGCGGATTCGGCAGACGAAACGAACGATGCTGTGCGTCGACTCATCGACTCCATGAACGCGGTCAACGGCAAGAACCAGGATGCGATCTCTTCCAACGCTGACTATCAGCAGTCGCTGCAGGACGTGAAGGACAAGATCGCGGATATTGACCCAGCAACGGGGAAAGCGCGCACTGGGGTTGAGGCGTTCCAGCACACGCTTGACGAGTCAACTGCGGCTGGTTCCGCGAACGTGGCCATGCTGTCCGACCTGGCGGCAAAGGGTCAGGACGCAGCGCAGAAGCAGTTGGATGCGAGCGGCAACGCTGACCAGTTCACCGCTTCTCTTCAGGCCAACTATGACGCCGTTTATAACAACGCTCTCGCCATCACTGGCAACGCTGATGCGGCGAAGTTGCTCGCGGATCGTGTGGCTGCAATCCCGACCCAGAAGCAGATTGCTCTGCTTGTTGCGACGGCTCAGGCGAACGCGGAAATAGACGCGTTCGTAACGCGGAACGACGGGCGCAAGATCCGCATCAACATCACCGGGGCGGGCCCTGGTGGTGCGCTCATCCCATCGCTCGGGAACTTGGCATTTGCTTCAGGCGGCATGGTCCCCGGCACACCGTCCCACAAGGACAACATGGTGGCCACGGTCGCGTCGGGCGAGTTCATCACCAGGACAGCTCAGGCGCAGATCCCGTCGAATCGGGCCGCACTCGAGTACATGAACGCGGGTGGTGTGATTCGTGGTTATGCGTCTGGTGGTTTTGTGCAGCCGCAGTATGCGCGTCCGTCTTATGGCGGTGGCTCAGGTTCGGCGGTTGTTGGTCGCGGTGATGTGAATGCGTCATTCCAGATCAATGAAGTGTCGGACACGGTTGGTACCGCGAATGCTGTGGTGCGTCGATTGAAAGCGTTGGCGAGCTGATGGCATTTCAGGCATTGATTGGCGCGCTGGATGTGACGGCGCGTGAAGCATCTGGGGTGCAGTGGTCTACGGCGACGATGGATGGTTTGGGTTCTTCGGGTTCGACGTTGCAGGTGGTTCAGAAGCCGCGGCAGTCGGGCGGGTGGGCTGGTGATGCGTTCAGCACGCCGGCCCATCCGGTCCTTTCGGGCCTTATCCAGGCTCCGACTCAGGACCTTCTCATTGATGCTCGTGACCGTCTGATTGCTGCGGCGTCGTTGTCGCCCACGGTTATGCAAGTCACCGAGGCGTCGAAGGTGTGGACGTGGGTTGTCCGCCGTGAGGATGAAGTGATCTTCACGTACGTCACGGATGTTGTGGCTCGTTGGTCGGTGCAGTTTGTTGCTCCTGATCCTCGCAAGTTCGGTCTGCCGTTGACGGGTTCAACGTTTCTGCCGTCTGCTTCTGGTGGTTTGACGGTTCCGTTTACGGTGCCGTTTGCGATCAGTTCGACGGTGGTGTCTGGGCAGGTGTCGTTGACGAATCCGGGGAATGCTCCGGGTCGTGTGGTGATCCGTTTGGATGGTCCGTTGGTTGGTCCGCAGGTGACTCATTCGGGTTCTGCGTTGCCGCTCACGTTTGCGAGCTCGCTTGTGTTGGGTGCTGGTGAGTGGTTGACGGTTGATATGGATCGTCGGACTGCTTTGGCGAATGATCAGGCGTCCCGTAACTCGACGATTACGGCTCGTGGTTGGTCGTCGTTTGATCCGGGCCCGAATACGTGGTCGTTCACGGCGACTGGTTATAACGCTCTTTCGAAGATGACTGTCACGGCTTACCCGGCGTCTCTCTAACCCCCTTTCTCTCTTCCATCTATGGCCGCGGATGACGCGGTGTCTAAGGAGTTCCGTCATGGCTGGAACTGGTGTTGTGTGGCCTGTTGATGCGGTGTCTGGTGCGCCGTCGTATACGGGGCGGATGTTGCGTAATACGCAGGCCCCGTTTTTGGCGGGTGCGACTGCTGCGCGTCCGTTGGGTGCGATTTCTGGTGTTCGTCCGGGCACACCGAATGTGGTGTCTGCATCCTCGACGACTTACACGGTGACTCCGTTTGCGGGGATTATCGATCTTGAGGCTGCAGCGATTTCGGGGCCGTATGCGTTTGCGTTTAATGCGAATGTGACGGGTGCGGTGACGGCGGCTTCGGGGTCGATCGCCCGCAAGGACATCGTCTATGTGCAGATCAATGACAACGCTGAGGGTGATGGCACGGCGGGCACACCGAATATCAAGATCGACTATCTGGCGGGCACGGTTGCTTCAACCGCACCGGCCACCCCGGCTCGATCGTTTGTCATTGCGGAGATCAACGTTCCGATCTCGGGTGGTGGCTCACCGACCGTGAGCTGGGTTGCTCCGTTCAGTGTCGCGGCGGGCGCGATTCTTCCGGCCCCGAGTTTTGCTGCTCTGCCGTCCGCGTCCTCAAGCGCGGGGCAGTACGCGAACCCGACCGACATTGGCGTTCTGGTTCGCTCTGACGGCACCTCTTGGCTGCCCGCTAAGACAGAACTGAAGTCGTCGGATTCCCTCGACGTGGGAACTACCAACGGTGCAAGCGTCGTTATGATAACGAGGGTTTTTCCGTCTCTTCCTTTCGCCTCTGTTGTCGATCTTGATTTCATCGGCGTTGCAGGGAACACGGGTGGCGGTTCGGGAACACTATCTGTCGCCTTTGCTGCGACAGCGGGGGCCCTTGCCATCACCGCGCTTCCCGGGGCTACTGCAGCAGTCGGCGGGTGGGTGAGCGTAACTACTGCGAATGTCCTGTCGTTGCCTGCGAACACGGCGGCAACAGTGACCGTGGCAACCGCATCCACCCAGCAAGCCGCCTACAAGGGCGTCATGCGTGCCACCAGGCGGGCGGCGTAACCATGCCCACCTTGGTGCCCGTACCGTGGCAGCCGTGGCTGTACCTGACCCCGCACACACTGTCGCTGTTCGTGGCTGCTGGGAAACGTCTCGGCCGAAACATCATCTTCAACAGTGTCCGCTCACCAACCGGAAGCTACCTCGCCACCTGGCGCAGCTACTCCGATGCTGTCTACCTCTGGGACCAGTACCTGCACCACGGCGGCGCACCCGCATCCAACCCCGACACCGGCCAACGCAACCACCTACGCGGTGCGGCCGGCGACATCATCGGCACCGACGCAACAACTCAGGCCGCATGTCGTGCGGTCGGTTTGGTGCGCGACCCGAACGAAGCATGGCATTGGAACGACCCCCAGTGGCCGACCATGCCGATCATCGCATCAAACCCTGCAGCCGCTGGTGGCGGTTCAACACCGATTGGAGACGACAGCATGAGCGCAGCCGATGTAGCAGACCTGAAAGCGTGGATGACTGCAGCTTTGTATGTTCCCGGGCAGCCGTATACGTGGGCTCAGGCAGCAAATAACAGTGCGGCTGCTGCGGCGGATGCGTTGACGAAACCGTCTCCCGCATCGGGTCAGTTCCGTCCGATCGATGTGCTGGTATCGCAGACGGTGGCAACCCTCACCGCGGTGAACAAACTGCCCACAACTGCGAGCTCGGGCGGGAACGGTACCGGCGCATCAACACAAGACATTGTGGCGGCGCTCAAACCGCTATTCGACGCACTCCCCGCAGCCGTACGCGCCGCAATCATCAAGTAGGAGACAACCGTGACAAACCTGCAGTGGATTGCCACGGAGATGAAAACGGGGAAGGTGATTGCCGACCTTCCCGATCTGGACGGTGATAGCGGCCCGCTCACTGTGAAGCAAACCATCGGCAGGTATGAGCAGGTCACCGCGGAATTGCCGATCCCGACCGCACCGGAGAACTGGACCCGAGCCACCCTCCAAGGTGGGACAACACTGGTTCTTTTGCAGGACGACGTGCCGGTGTGGGGCGGGTATATTTCACGCCGCCCACGTGATGCGGGCGACACGGTGCAGTTGTCCCTGATGACGATGGAGGGGTACCTGGACCGTCGCTTTGTTGGCGACCAGGTGTTCACCGCAACGGGGCAGAACAGCATCATTCAAACGCTGGTGACGAACTATGTTGTGGCCGGGTCGAATGGTGGCATTCCGATGCGGGTGCAGATCGTGAATGGTGGGGTTGGCACCCTCCGGGATCGCACCTATTTCGACAAGGACGACAAAACCGTGTACTCGGTGATGCAAGACCTGTCCGGTGTAATTGGCGGCCCTGAGTGGACGATCGGGTGGGAGCACCAGACCAACCCGGAACGGTACACACCAGTTCTCTACATCGGCAACCGCATCGGATCACCTGTTACGGCGGGGATGGGTGCGAACGCCACGTTTGAGATCCCTGGTGGCATCAACGACTTCTCCCTCGCAGAGGATTTTGGTGCGTCAGCGGGTGCGAACGATGTCATGGCGTACTCGTCAGGGCAGGGCGACTCCCGTCCACAGTCGCCGCGACAGGTCTTGACGGACCCTGACCGCCCGACCTTCGAATACAGGTACTCGCCGTCCACATCTATCTCGGACGTTTCAACGCTAACCAGTCACGCACAGGCGCGGTTGGGTCAGATGTTTGGTGGGTCGAACGTGCTAGCCATGTCCGCGATTCTCGACGACTCCCCGAAGCTCGGCACCGATTGGTTCATCGGAGATGACATCGGCTATCAGATCGGCGGGTACGACTCGGATGGTAAAGATACCGTTCCGTCTGTCCCCGGTGGGCTTGCTGGAATCGCCCGTGCTGTCGGTTGGGAACTCGAAACAAGCGCCACACCGATCATCACACCCATCCTTGCAAGCGCCGACCTGTAGGAGAACTGATGCCAAATCCTGGTGATCTTGTTCCCTACGGTGACGACGCGATCGTGCGCCGGCAGGATGACACCAACCGCCGGCTTCGGGAGCAGGGGTCAGCACGTTCCTTAGCTGCATCGCAAATCGGGTCCGGTGGTCTGCTCATCAACAACGGTGGCTCACTGACCATCTCCGGCACAGGCTCTCTGAATGTCGGATCTGGTGCGTTGAACTCGGCCGGGTCGATTTCCGCAGGTACGACAATCAGCGCTGGTGGCAACATCAGCGGTGGTGGATTCAGTACGGCCGGCGCGATCAGCGGCAATACAGTCTCTGCAGCATCCGTTGGAGCCTCGGGACAAGTGAGCGGCAACACTGGAGTTTTCAATGGCGGCCTGTTCTCCACTGATGCCTACTCGTTCAACATCACTGGCACTCGCGTTACTGGCTGGCATCAGATCGACGGGCATATCGGAACGGCGTCGTCTTCCGAGAAGTTCAAGACGAACATTCGTGATGCTCGGCTGGTCGACAAAGCAGAAGCCATCCTCGGGATTGAATTTGACTACTACAACTACAAAGCCGAGATCGCGAAACGTGATGACCCGTCGTCCCCCGATTACATCGGCCCTGGCTACCAGGTTCACCAGGAGCTCGGGGCCATCGCGGAACGGCTTCACGAGGCGGGCCTGTGGGAGTTCGTCGTGTACGAGCGGGACACCGTAACAGAAACCCGTTACAGGGATGTCGAAACGATTGAGATAGACGAGAGCGGCGAAGAGCACACGGTGGTCGTGCAGGAGCCGTACACCGTCTATCTCGGAGACACGTTGCGACTGGGATCTGACGGGGAACCAATTCCGTTCGGCATCCACTACGACCTGCTCGGCCTCGCTGCCATCGCTGCAGGCCAGTACCTGTTCCGCCTGTATAAGGCGCAGCAGGAACAGATCGACGCAAACACCGCGGAGATCAGTGCGCTAAAGCAGCACCTGGGGATTTAGGGCTTGTACCAGTTGGTGCAGGTGTTGTTTTCGTCGTACGCCTGGCACTGCTCGCCGCCAGCACCGAGCGACTCGCAAGCACTTTCATTCCCGGCCGCATCCACTGCGTTTGCCTTCGTCCCAGCGGGGCACTTCACAACGCCGCCCGAATTGCTCGAGCTGCGCGACGGTGCTTTCGTTGCGGCTTTTGCTGCAGCATCGGCAGCGGCCTGAGCTTCTGCAGCGACACGGGCATCCTCCGCAGCTTTCGCATCCGCCGCAGCCTTCGCTTCGGCGGCTGCCTTGTCGACAAGGAACTGCTGATAAGCGGCTTCGTCAGCAGCGTCCTGTGCCTTCTTCGCAACATCCGCGGCGGCGTACATGTCCTGCTCCATCGCGGACTGTTCAGCAGCATCCTCAGCCGCTGCAGCAACCTGCGCCTGATGGTCAGCACGCGCCACAGCAAGACCATTCACAACCGTGAACCCGCCCACACCGACAGCACCGAGCACCACCGCGGCAACACCGATGCGGATTCGGTTCCGATACTTCGTCAGCTTGGACATGGGCACAGATTAATCCTGCCCACCGACAACAGCAACCAATTTCACACTTTGTTCCCGAACTGGGGCCAAACAGCAAGGGGACCGCCATGTCTGACCCGTTCAGCACTCAGGGGAAGGTTCGGGTTCGCCGCCTGATCGAGACGATGAAAACAAAACCGCTCCCCATCGTCATGCCCCGGTGGATGCTGTACCTCTTCTACCTGATGTTCGCCCTGCTGGGGGTGACGTTGGCAACCTTCGGGTCAGTGTCGGTGAGGGATAGCACCCCCGCAGGCTATGTCCTGCCGTACGGTGTCGCGATCTTCATCACCGCCATTGGCGGGGCGATCGGCGCGTACCTGACCCGACACGAGGGCGAACCAGCGCTACGCAAAATTGCGGTCGAGCTGTGGTTCGTTGTGCTGCTGTTCTCTCTGCTCAGCGTCTACGTGGCGGCATCCGTGGGCCCGTGGGTTCAAGGGGACATCGGTAAGGGAACACTCGCCGTCGTTGTCACTATCGCGTCACTCATCCCGTTCACTCGCACCGTGGAACTGAGCAGCACAATCATCACCACCCTCGCAGTACGTGCGAAGACGAGACAGCAGGACCCCGCATGATCGCCGCCGCCGCAACAACAGCAGCCAGCGATGGTCTTATCCCGTACCTGCCACTCATCACAATCATCGTCGGCGGTGTCATCGCCGGATGTTTCGCCCTCTACCAGATCAAGTTCAAGTCGCGGAAAGACCAGGAGCGTCCTCTGCCCCCGTCGTGGCCTGAAATGTGGAAGAAGATCAGCGAACTTGACGACAAGTTGAAAGCCGCTGACGAACGCACCGAGAAGCGAGACAAGGCGATCGGCAACATTCTGACGACCATCGTCGAACAGTGGCCCACTGGTGTGCCTTTCCCCGTGTTCGACCAGGCCGACCTTGAGGTTGTCACCGACATCATGCCCGGTAAATGGGCACGCAGACCCCGACCCGCAACACCATAAGGAGCAACAAAATGAGCCACGTATCACCCCCCACCGACACGCCGAACGTTGTCATCGAGTCCCCCCGCGCCAGGAAGATCGCCTACTCCGCATTCGGTTGGGCATCCCTCGCCGTTGCCGTTGCTGTCGGTGTTGACCTTGCCAGCCCCGCATTCGACATCACCGCATTCACCACCCCCGCACTTGCTGGCCTCGGAATCCTCGGTGTCGGTATCGGCTACACGGCCAGCAAGAACACCCCCACCGTATGAACCCGACCGAATACGAAGTCCCTGTCGACCCGGCAGACGAATTCGCGTGCGAGAGCTGCCAGTAAATGTGCGCTTGCCGTCACCACTGCACTGATCCGAACTGTCGCTGCGAACCCGTCTGCGACTACTGCACCGACCACAAGGAGTAACCCATGGCTATCACCATTTCGGCCGCTGCTGCCCAAGCTATGGGTGCAGCACTGGCCTCTGACATTGGCGCATCATCGACTATCCAGATCTATTCGGGGTCGAAACCTGCGACTGTTGCGACTGCTGCGACGGGCACGCTGTTGGCGACGATCACGATCAGCGGTTCGTACACGTCCTCGGGTGGTGTGCTGACTGCGGCTGACCCTGCAGCGGTTGCCCCTGTCGCGTCTGGCACGGCGGGGTATTTCCGCATCTCCACATCTGGTGCGGTCGCGAAACTGGACGGAACGGTCGGGACGAGCGGCACCGACATGATCCTCGGATCCACGACGATCACCACGGGCGTGAACATTGACCTTGGTGTCCCGACGATCACGGTCCCGCTCTTGTAGCCACACCCTCCATTTACGCCGTTGAACTGTTGGAGGGGAAGTAATGGCCGTCTACAATTTCCCCTCCAACGCACCACTCACACCATCCGGCACTAACACTGATGTCGGACAGGCGAACCCGCTCTACCTCGGCACGGTCATGCACGCCACCACCACGGGCGTCACCGCAACGGGTGTCCGGTTCTGGGTGCCCGCAGCAGGTGTGGGCGAAACGATAATCGGGTGCCTGTTCGATGGGGCAACCGGCAGCACGATCCTGGCATCCTCGAGCGGTGTCACAGCAGTGTCCGGTTGGAACAGTCTCACCTTCACCACCCCCTACTTGCTCACGTCCGGCACTGACGTCGTTGCCACCATCGGAATCACCCCACTGTCCGGGAGTGTCAGCTACCCCGCCGTCGCGTCCGTACTCGCCAGTGCCGTAACCGTCACACCCCTGCAAACCCTCGCAACCGGTGGACGATACAGCTACAACGCCGCAACGCCCACCATCACCGGGGGCGCACCATCCGGGACATCCACGGCCTGGTACGGCGTGGACATCATCGCCTCCGACGCTGGCGGGCCTGTCACCGGAACTCTCGCCGCGAAGACACCAACCATCACTGCGGCAATCACCGGCGCAACGAAGAACAACGGGACGCTCACAAGCAAAGTCCCCGTCCTCAAAACGACTTTCACAGGTGCGGCGAAGAACGCTGGGACTGTCAGCGCGAAGACCCCACTGGTCACCGCATCGATCACCAGCACCGCCACCGCAGTCACCGGGACGATCGCTGCAGCGCTCCCCGTTGCCACCGCATCACTCGCGGGTGCATCGACCAACGCCGGAACTGTGGCCGCGAGTGCACCAGTAGTCACGAGTTCTGTTGCGGGGATGTCGGTCAACCCTGGCACACTCACCGGAACGATGCCCACCGAGACGGTTGCGATAACTGCGGCGTCCACCAACAGCGGAACAGTCACCGGAAAAACCCCGACCGTTACCGCAAGCATCCTCGACACCAGCTCGATCACCGGCAACCTCAACGCCACACTGCCGACCACTCGTGCCACGCTCACGGGCACCCAGAAGAACACGGGCACACTCGCCGGTAAAACGCCCACAGCGACCGCAGCAATGGCTGGCACCAGTGTGGTCGCTGGAACTCTCGCAGCCACCACACGACCCCTCACAGCGTCTATCGCGGGCACGATAGCCAACAGCGGCTCACTCACCTCGAGCCTGACGCCACTGACCGCCAGCATTCTCGGAACCGCGTACACACTCGGGATGCTCGCGGCACGACTGCCACTCATCACCTTCACCGGGGCAGGGACCAGTGGCGTCCTCCGCGACATCAGCCTCACAGCAACACCACTCGCAGACCGGTTCACAGCCACGCCACTAGCCGACCGGTACGAAACCACAGAACTCGAACCACGGCTACAAGCAACCGAGCTCGCCACTAGATGGACAGCCACACCACTGCCCGACCGATACACCGCCACCCCGGAGGAAAACTGATGCCCACAAAAGCCATCTACGTCACCCAAGGGAAAAAACGATACGTCGGCGGAACCATCACCGAACGATTCGGCAAAGACATCAGCGGTGCCACCTACACCGTTGCGATCGGAACCAGCACCGATGTGCCGCCGACAGCAGGATGGGCGGCACCAACCGTCAACACGGCAGGAACATCACCATCCAGCCGCGTTCTGAAGGTGCTGATCGAAGCAACCACCCAATACGCCGGCGCACCCATTGTTCCCGGCCGCTACACCATCTGGGGAAACATCACCGACAACCCCGAGATCGAACCCATCTACCTACAACGGTTCGACGTCGCATAACGAACAATGTCCCGCTCAGTCTTCGGATTGGGCGGGACTTTTTGCGTTTGCGCCTGACGTTCAATAAATCAGGCCCAGACTTTACACATCCCCGCAACGTTCAAGAAAACTTGTGACAACCAGTGCGGGTTGATCAGGGGTGGAACAAGTTTGAGGGGTTGAGTCAGAGGTGGGGGAGTGGTCGCCCCGTAAGCTTGGAAAAAGCACCAGCAGAACCCGATGTGCCCACCATTGTGTACACCGGCTATGGTCTAGGTGCCGCCGATGCCAGTAAATTACAGGCATCTGCCTCTGTAGCTCAATGGAAGAGCAGTTCCGTCCTAAGGAAAGACAGAGGCTTTTCTTGTCCCCAATTGTGGGCAATAATTGCCTGTAGATCGTTGTAATTCCGGGCTTTTCACTCACCCGTTAGGTGACACTGGCAAACATATGGTTTGCCAGTGGTTGTCACCACCTTTGTCACCACCTATAGTTGAAGAAGACCTCAACAAACAAAAGAGGGCCACCGGCTGGAACCAGTGACCCTCAATCGAATACCTGAGAAAGCAGGCCTCGATTCATGAATCATAAGCAGCCGTACCACAGAAGACCAATACACGTCGGCATCATCGGCGGGCAGTGGACAGCGCACGACAGACAACGCAAGGAGCACCGATGCCCCGCAAGCGCAGCACCGGACAGGGTGGGCTCTACTTCGATGCCAAGCGCAAGTTGTGGATAGGTTCGTACGACAACGGGTTCACCCCTGAGGGGAAGCGGAAACAAGTCCGCGTCACCTCGAAATCGCAATCTGTAGCGCGTGCGAAACTCGCGAAGCTCATCACTGAAGTGAATACTCACGACGCCCCGCTCGGCAATCAGACGGTTGCCGAGTGGGGCGTTTTGTGGTTGGAGATGGTGAAGGCCAAGAAGCCGCAGACGTACCGCACTTATAACTCCATCTTGAAGACGTGGGTCCTGCCGCAGATCGGACGACGGAAAGTTAAAGACATCCGCCCCTCCGACCTGGCGAAGGTCTACGCCAACATCAAAGCCGCTGGACGCGCATCGTCCACCGCCCTCAAAGCGCACAACGTCATGTCGGCCATGTTCGAACAGGCACGACTAGAGCGGATCACCGACCGGAACGTGGCCGCAGACATCCGCCCACCAAAGGCGGCGAAGACCACCCGTGACAGTCTCAGCCCCGCGGAAACGTTCAACGTCCTCGAAGTGGCGAAGCAGATCCCGGACGGGTCCAAATGGCTGGTGTCGCTGTATGCGGGCATCCGTCAGGGGGAACGTCTGGGGGCTACGATCGATTCGATAGACCTCGAGCGGGGCACATTCACCGTCCGCTGGAACCTAGTCGAAGGCAACTACGAACACGGGTGCGCCGGAGACTGCGGCAAGAAGGCTGCCGGTCACTGCCCGCAGAAACGGCTAGTCATCCCCGACGTAACCGACTACCGGCTACTCAAAGGGCGGCTCATGCTAGTCCCGCCGAAGTCAGGGGAGGAACGCACCTTCCCCATCCCCGAAGGACTCCGATCAATCCTGCAAGACCAGATCGACCGTGCCAATTCACAGCCGAACCCTCACGGCCTGTTGTGGCCGGCAGAAGACGGCTCGCCCATCCTTCCCAGATCCGATCAGGAACAATGGAGGGCGCTGCTTAGAGCGGGCGGGATCGACAGACCCGGCGCGACCACTCACTGGGCGAGACACACGGCCATCTCCGACATGACCGCAGGTGGCACCGCAGACCGTGTGATTGGCGAGATGGTCGGGCACAAGTCGCCTGGTGTGACCGGCAGATACCAGCACGTTTCGTCACAGGATGCATCCGAGGCAATGGACAAGCTCGAGAAGCGTCGTCAGCTCGAAAGCTGACGGGCCAACGCACCAGACAGACCGGTGCGCCACGAGCGGCCATACGTTCGCCCACCGAGACGTTGCAGGCATTGCTCCTGGTAGGCGGTCACGATGTCGACCGTCACCTGCAGCTCGTCAGCTATCGCGGCGGGGGAGGGGTCGATCGCCTCGGCCGCCGCGTAATCCTCCGGCGCAATGAGCATCTGTGCAGCGTGCCTTTCCGCTCTTCTCTCGTTCGCGCTGGTGCTGCACTCGTCACCCATGAGGCAGTGAGCGAGCTCGTGGGCGAGAACAGACCGAAGTTCGAACGGGGTCAGGCCCATGCGGAGAACGATCATCTGTTGTTCCTTGTTGTAGTAGCCGAGCAGTTCGGGATCGTCGCTGAAGTGAGCGACATGTACCCGGACCCCCAACTCCGCAGCCCTAATCATCAACTCCCGCAATGTTCCCCCAGGTCTTCTTCGCTCGCCCCCGCTTGGCCGCCAGCCCGAAGTCATCGGGACGACTCTCCCGCTCTTGAGCATCGGAAAGTGGGGTGGGCTCATCATCCTTCGGGCTACTGACACGCTCTCCCTCAATGACAAGGAAGGGCACATCTGGCCATAGCCCGCGGTTGAGGACCGCCAGCGCCGCTTCGTCCATCACTTTGTCGATCTCGACACCGAGGACAGTGCACATGATTTCGAGCTGGTCGATGTTGATGTGACGCATGCCGCGGATCATCTTGGATAACTGCGACTGGTCTACGCCGACGAACTTGGCCATCTCTGTCTGGCTCACGTCGTAGCGACTCATGCGGCCTTTGATAATGCCGGCGATCTCCTTGGTAAGGGGGCCTGGAACTGTACTCATGGGCCTAATCATGCCATAGCCGAAATAATTCGGGTCAGATGTTGCATGTTTAGGTTCTGTGACCTAGATTAGTTCTCGTGACCTACCAAAGAAGAACTGAAATTGCGGCGGGAGAGGTTCGAGCCCTCCTTGGCCGTAATCGCCAGTCGATCCAGGAATTATCTTCCGGCACTGGCATTCCACTGTCCACCCTGAATCGCAGACTGCTCGGAAAAGCTGCATTCACGATTGATGAACTTGACACCATCGCCCGCTATTTTGCGGTGCCCCTCTCCGCGCTGCTGAAAAATGCAGCGCGGGAGGAGGCGTCATGACCGGCCCGGTGCTGCGGATTGAGTTCGCACCGGCGCTGATGACACGAGAACTCGCCGCTTACTACATCTCCGGATCGCTGCGTGACCTCGACCGCCTACGCGAGTCGAAGGAAATCACCCCCGTAGGCGACGGCAGAAGAGTGATGTATCGGAAGTCCGAATTGGACACCTACATCGAGAAGATCCGCGAGCGCGCCGCCTCGAGAGGCCCGAGCGCATGATCGCCGCGGTTATTTCTTCGGATGATGCCCAGCGGCTGACCCAGCGCATCCGCCTCGTTGCCCAGACATTGAGCGAGAACATCGACAAGCTCAAGATGTTGGTGGCTGAGGCCCGCGAGTCGAACGCATACGCCGCGCTCGGCTACCCGTCCTGGACCGCATATCTGGCTGATGTGCTCGGGGAAACGCCGCTCCGTCTTGAGCGTGAGGTTCGGCAGGAACTTGTAGCTGAACTCTCAGCCCAGGGGATGTCCACCCGTGCCATTGCGCCGATCGTGGGCGTCGATAACGCCACGGTGCACCGTGACATCTCAGGTGTTGCAAATGCAACACCTGAACCGGCCATCGACTACCCCGAGTACGACGCGGAAACCGGTGAGGTCATCGAAGCCGAACTTGTCGACCCTGAGCCCGTGCGCCCTGTCGTTGGGCTGGATGGCAAGCAGTACACGGCGACTCCGCAACGTCAGATCGCGAAGCCCAGCACGGAGCTGAGCATCCTCAACGACGTGCGCCTGTACCTCCGCAATCTGGCGACTTCCCCCTCGATCACCCGACTTTCCACTGTCGGCAAACAGCACATCATCAACGCCCTGCAGGACACCATCACTCAACTAGAAGGAAGCATCAAATGACCATCCCGCAGCTGACTGGCATCGTCAAGTTCAAAGTCGAAGGGCAGTCTGCTCTGCCGAAGTGGATGCAGACAGCATTGGCTGACGCTCTGGACAAGGCCGACGCCCCGCCCGAGTCCCTCAGATTCCAGTGCCGCATTGCCACGGACGCGCAGAAGAACTTGGCCCTGATCAAGCTCGCGTCTGGGGAGACGCTGACCCTCCACCCGATTGCCCGTCCGCAGTTCGGCAAGGACAACAAGGGCCACGCATACCTCACCGCGACGATGACCTACTCCGGTGATGGCGAAAACTACACGCTTCGGTGGATCGGTGACGCTGTCCCGCCGAAGATGCAGGAAGTTGCCGTCAAGCACGACAAGGGGTTGGCGGTTTCACCTACAACGATTGCGCTGGATCTCTCTGCGGCGCAGGTTGCGCCTGCATGGAAGGTGCAGAACAAGCCGGGACCGTCCGCTCTTGTTCGTGACCACAAGGCCGAGCGTGCACGCAAGAAGGAGATCGAGGCTGCTGGCGCTGTGCGCAAGCGCGGGCCTCGCAGTTGCGCCCGCCTGACCGACGCCGACCTTCTCTCCGCCTAACCAATTCCAATCTCGTTCGTTCTGTAGCTGGCCCGAGCTTCTGCAGCCCGAACTTCCGAGCTATCTAGCTCAGCCTCCGAGTCACGGACCGGTCGGGGGTACGCGTCGCGCTACCCAAAAACGGGTGGTCGGCAAGCAACACCAATACATAGATCGCGCGTAGCCCTTATCTCGACCTGGATCGGCATTGAGGCGTGATCGTCAAAGAGTGGGCAGTCAGGATCTCGCCATTGTGCATGGGGGGCGAGGAAGGGCTGTCGCAATAAATGTTTCACCTGAGTTAGAGCTACGTGACTATGCGCCGGACTGTCCGCTGCGTCATACACCCGCCCACTAAAGGCACACCGGTGCTGGGGTTTGGAGGAACGGCTGACTCACTGGGGCCTGTCGCTTTCATCGGCGGCAGGTTCACTCTCGGGTCTGGTGTTTGCCGGCCCGCACATGTGATCGATAGAAGGAGGAAGCAAATGGGGCTGTTCAAAGGTTCGACTGAGTACAAGAGCGACATCATTTTAGGTGATCGCTACATCGACAAGCAGACCGGGTACGAGGGTGTCGCCACATCGGTGAGTTTCTTCCAGCACGCCTGTGAGCGAGTTTGCGTCGAAACATTCGATAGGGAACGGCAGAGCGTCATCGAGTGTGTGTTCGATGCCCCGCGACTCACTCATGTTGAGACGCAAGCCGTTGCAACGACAACAAAGACGGGCGGACCCCAGAAGCCGCCTGGACAGCGCGGCTCCAACGCCCGTTAGCACCTCTTGCCCCGAGTCGTTCCCGGGATCGTCTGAGTTCGAGTCTCAGCGGGGCACCACATCACCACTTCTCCGGTCCCACCGTTTGGTGTGCCCGCAACCCGACAGATAGGGGCCAATGATGTCTCAGCCATTTCTAATGTCCCGTCACGCATGCACAAGAGCAATCGACATGGGTGTGACGGCGGATGAGATTCGTGATGCGTTCGACCGTCCACTGAATCAGTCGTATTCACGGAAGACGAATGCGTGGTATTTGACCCGGCACAGGATCACGTTGGTGCTGTCCGACGACCCGATACCGACCGTCAAAACGATTGTGTGGGCGCGTGCAGCAGACATGGCTGCGGATCTGCAACTACCGGCACTTCAGGGTCGTGATGACTCACATATGGCTAAGCAGCGTGAGGTTCAACGACTCCGCAAACGAAACAGATAAAGGAGCAACAGATGACCGACCCCAAAGCCCCGAAGCTCGATCCACTGCCCTTCAAAGACGATGAGGACACGAGTGGGTGGCATGACTTGCAACGCTCGCCCGTTAGATGGCACTCCGGCAACGTCTTCGCTCCGCGCGGCGGTTACTCCCAGGACCGGAAGGACTACGAATCATGACCACGACTGCACCCCAGATTCTCCCCGACGATACTGCGCGGACCAGGAGATCGGACCCGATCACCAGCCATGAAGCGGCCGACAGCAACGATGTCCACGGTTCCCAGGTGTCCGTCCTCCTAATCCTGTCGATGAGTGGTCCTCTTGCGGATCACGAGTTGGTGGAACGCATCAAGGACTACTCACCATCACGAGTGAGGACGGCACGCCATGAGATGCAGGAGGCCGGACTGATCGAATATGCCGGATTCGACCGACTCACAGCGGGGAAACGACGGACACAGGTATGGCAAGTCACCGGTCCGATTTGGACAGACCAGTGATGCACATCGATCTCCTACCTCTCCTTATCGCACTTCCCCTTATTGCGGGCATGTGGTTGCTGCACCGGAAAGAAGGACGGGGATGAGTATCCACGAAGTTCACGGGCGCATGGTCGATTACACCCCTTGCGCAAAGCATGCCGAGTACGAGAAGGCCGGCTACTTGGTTCTCAGTTGTCGGAAGTGTGTTGTCCGCCGTGTTGATGAGCAATCTGATGACGCAGACGAATGACCACCACCCGCACGATCCCGTCTCCCGGGACTCTCACCGAGTTCCTTACCCGTATTCGTGCGGCAGGGATACAGGAACCCGATGACGACGACCGCAGAAAACAACGACTTGAAGAAACGGAAGACGAACGAATATGAGCGCACTCAACGAGATCGAAGCGGCCATCAAGAGGCTGACGAAGCTCAAGGCCGAGTCAACCCAGTGGCAACCCGACCCCGATATGCCCGAACTTGCAGGCTGGTATGTGGACTCAGACGGCTCCGGGCGCAAGGGCGTTTTCACGATCAAGGAAGCGTTCCACGGCGGTCATGCGGTCGCACTCTACGCCGACCCGCCCGACGCAGAGCTGATCGTCACCCTTCACCGCACCATCGACGCACAGTTGGCGATCCTCAAGCACGCGATCGGGCATTTCCCGCACTACAACTTGCGAGGTGCGGAGGAAGAGGAATGGCTTGGTAAGCGCACCGGTGTGCGTGATGCGCTTACTCTCGCCCGTGCGATCAACAACACCGCATCATGACCACGATTCCGCGTGACCGTGTTTCCCGGATCATCGCCCAACATGAAGCCGACGAAGCACGAGTTAGGGCACGGGTTCGGGCTGTGTGGCCGTGGATCAAAGACACCGCATTCATCATCGGGTGTATTGCATTCGTTGTCATCGGTGCCTGGTGGATCGCATGAGTCACGAATACACGCCCGCCCTTGACGAGGTGAAGCGCATCTATGTCCGCGCCGTCCGTCAAGCATTCATCGCATCGAGCGGTGAACACGAAGCCGAATTCGACCGGTTCATTGCCAAGCACGACGCCGAGCTGCTCACTGCTCACGGACTGGTAACCGATCAATACCACAACGCGATCGTGAAGCAATCGCGAGAGACACCCTTACCTGAGACGGACGAGAACTAATGCTGACCGAAGAAAACGAACCGGCGAACCCGATAATCGCCCGAGCGCGGGAGCGAGGATGGAACTCGCCCGTTCATGCAGCCCGCTTGTTGCGCTGCATCGACGACAAGAACCCGAGGATGTCGGGGCACATCGAGGTGGACTGGAATGACTTCGTAGCCGCAACCCCCGAGCAGATCGAACACGCCCGTCACGCCCTAACGCGCATTGCCGATTCGGGGCTAGCGCTCCCTTCGGGTGACCACTACACCCATCGGGGTTCCTGATGCTTGTTGGTTTCAAGGCAGATAACCACCCGCAGCAGACGGCCAAGCGCGGCGCACTCGATGAGGTGGACGATCGCGCTACTCACCCTGACGACTTCGGCCGGTGGAATGCCGAGCTCGGTCCGTTCACCCTCGACGTCGCAGCAGCGCCGCACAACACGAAATGTGAAAGGTTCTTCACCCGTGCAGACAACGGCCTCGAAATGTCGTGGGCTGGAGAGAAGGTCTGGTGCAACCCGCCATACAGCGGGCTGGGTGACTGGCTGGCAAAAGCGTGGGCCGAATATGCGACCACTCGCGGCATCGTCATGCTGCTGCCCGCGAACCGGGTGGAACAGAAGTGGTGGCAGGAACACGTCGAACCATTCCGCGACCGACCCGACTCGCCACTGACGGTGCGGTTCCTTCCCGGTCGACTCCGCTTCATCAAAGCCGGAGCAACCGAAATCAAACCCAACGAACGACCACCATTCGGCTGCGCACTACTCATCTGGTCGGACCCCACCAGATGACCCCACACCGATTCATTCTCATGGGCCTCCTATTCGCCCTCACCATCATCACGGTCTGCTGCCTCTGGGTGCAGACCGTTAGTTATTGAAAGGCCAAAACAATGTCCAAACTCGACCACGCCAGACTGTGCCTCCAAGCCGCAGAACACCTCGCAACACTGCCCGACAGCCACACCATGCGGGCACAAGTCGCCGTACTCAACGAATGGTTACAACGCGACCAACCAGCCACCCTCGAAGAATCCGTAATCGGGTTGGCGGTCGCGATCCTGCATGATGCCGGAGTGCTGGCGTGACACTGCACACCTACGAGGAAATAGAGCAGGGATCAGAACTCTGGCATTCGGCCAGACGCGGCATTCTCACCGCGTCAGTAACCGGCCAGTTCATCACCCCGAAGACAGTCAAAGTCGCCGCGAACGACAAGACCCGTGCGATGGCGCACCAACTCGTAGCCGAACGAATCACAGGCCACACGGAAGACACCTACGTGTCACGCGACATGGAGGAAGGCCACTTCATCGAACCACTCGCCCGCGACCTATACAGCCAGCACTACGCGCCGGCGACAGAAGTTGGGTTCATGGTTCGTGACGACTGGGGATTCCGCATCGGCTACTCACCCGATGGCGTGGTCGGTGACGACGGGCTGATCGAGATAAAGAAACGCCTCCCCAAACTGCACCTCGAAACGATCCTCACCAACCAGATGCCGCCCGAACACGTGGCCCAAGTACAAACCGGGCTACTCGTTTCCGGTCGTCAGTGGCTCGACTTCATCAGTTATTGCGGGGGGATGCCGCTGTACGTCAAACGCATCTACCCGGACCCGATCTGGCACGCAGCAATCGTCGAAGCCGCAACCGCATTCGAGGAATCAGCCGCCGACATGATCAGCCGCTATGACGCAGCCACCGCGG